CACTATCTCCGTTATCTCCTTTGCCAAAAAGACGAGGGAATCGTTGTATAGTTCGATTTCTAAACTCGAAAAAAAAAGCAGCGTATTTAACACATGGTCTAAAGTCAATTCGCCAATGGCATCTTCATACTTACGTTTGTCATTAGTAGCGTATGGCTCAATGTCGTAATACTTCCCAAACTTTGCTTTGATGGGGCGGTATAAAATGCACATCATTTTGTGGGCAGCTTCACCCATGATAACACCATCTTTGTATATATCACCGCACACGCTATCCAAGTCCACGTATTCGCCAAACGTCATTGAACTAAGGTCAGGCACAAAGCCCAGTTCATACACACCGATGCGCACCTTGCGTTCGAATTCACCACTACTTAAACGAATGGCTGCTTCAAATCGCTCAATGATTTCGTCAATCACATGCACCTGAAGCAGGCGAATGCTTTCGGTACTTTTGCCTGTAATCACACGCACCCGCTCAATCTCATCGACTGCGTTTTGGTAGTCGATGTATTGGTTCAGCGTGATGCCTTTCGCGTTAGCTGCTATGCTAAAGTTTAATTTCATGCTCGTTGTATTGTAGTTTTTACGTTCTTTTTGTTACAAGTCGGAGTGTACGTTGATAACAACCGGTGCTTTCTCATCACCAGCATGTGTTACACGCGCTTGTTTTGGTTTGAAGTATTCAAGTAGCGCAGTGTAGTGTTTGATATATTCTTCATCTTCCATTTCATTCATGATGCGCATACACTTAGCTGCACCTTGCTGCGTAAACCACTCGCCTAATTCATTCCACATTTTTGTCTTTTCACTCACTGCGCCTTTTGGTTTCAAGCCACCATGACCGGGCAACAAATGTCCTTTTTCGTTTCTGCTCTTTTCCATGCGATTCAATAAGGTTCGATAAGATATTGTTATTTAGCTTCATACTGCGCAATACATACAGCAATGCGCTGCTGTGCATCGGGAAACTCACCTTGCACTTTTGCATCACTCATGCAACGTGCCACGAAATCATTCTTTGATTCTTCTGCTGTTGGGGTTGGTAGGGGCATGTTATTTTATTTTTCGATTTTTCCTAATTGTCTTCTAAACTCAGTAATCAAATCGCGGATGCACGATGCACACCCGGATGGTGGTTGATGTTTACCTGTTACTTTGCTGAACCAATGATATAAAAGCTTCAGGTCTTCATTCTCAATCTTGTTTGCTTTGTAGATGCGCTGTATGAATTCATCCAGTGCGATGATTTCTTCTTGCTTCCAATCAAGTGCGAACCATTTGTGCGCTGGGCATGATGCAAAGCGGAACTTTGTTTTAACAGGCATCACACAACCGCAAAGCTTTATTTTCTCTTTGTAGTGTGTCACGCTGTTTTCTTCAGGATCTACGGTGTCACCTATAATAAGTGTTCCGCATGATGAAGTAAGTGGTTTGTAGAACTTACATTTTTTGCAAGTGTTCAATCTCTCGCGTTGAATGTGCAATGGCACGTTGAAGTTTAACATATTCTCGAATTCTTTTTAATGCTCTATGTATACTGGTTCGAAGGTAGTTGTATGGAATACCTGTTTCGCGGCTTAATTCTTTGTAATCAAAATCGGGTTTGCTGTATAGACGTAACAAAATGCTATCGTATTCGTTTAAACGCCCGATTGCGCTGTATAAATACTCCCCATCTATGAATGCGCCTATCCATGTTTCATCTTGTTTCGTATCTGCCACTTCACGTTCAATGTGTAATTCATAGTATTTACGGTATTTAACAGCGTAATCACTTCGGTTGCTGTGCCATGATAACCACAATGCACGATTTACATATTGCTCTACCTTCCCACCACACACTATTTCCTTCACATCCTGCTCTGGTCTATCCATTAACCGGGCAAGCACCTCATGCAGTAGATCACTTGCCTTTGTTTTATCGTGAGTAAGCCCTGTAGCTTTGTTCAGCCACTCGTTGTAATGTTTCCCAATATGGATACTTACACAGTCGATTTGTTAAAAATAGTTAAAATGTGGTGTAACTTCTTGCACATTCCAAAAAAGGGTGTACTGAACACGATTGCAGCAATGCACCACTCACACTCACTATCGAAGTTGAGTATTCAATTTACAACTTTTCAGGCAACTATTATGAGCCAGCCGAAACTTCTGTAAAAGACCACAAATTCAAATTACTTTGTGGTGGCATGGACTTAACCACATGCATATACCAAAGCAAAAACGACAAGTTGATTGCCGAATTAGAAGAAGCAATCATTGAGGCGATTTGGGAAAACGAAGACAATCAGTAAACAATTAAATCTCAATACACATGACAAACACAATCACAATCCCTGTTGTTGCAAACACAGTAGTTGGCACAACCGAAATCAAACTTCCTTTCTATTTCATATCCGGTGACTATAGCAAAAGCTATTGTTGCATGAATGAAGACTATGTTCTCATTCACGTTTACAGCTTAGGTGATGGTCGCGTTATGCAAATTGAAACTAAGCAGTATGAAGATACACACGAAGTAGCATTCCGTTTAGAACGTGAAAGCCGCGATAAGCACTACCAACCTATTGAAGAAGCTGTATTCATGCATCACTTCAGCACTGTGCATCGTGAGATATTCTACAGAGCCAATCCACAATTAAAACCAATCGAATGAAAAAAGATAATCAGCTAAATGGGTTGATTGCACGTACGTTGGGGAGCAAAGCTGCTCTCCTTCGTGCGATGCAAAGAAGCAATACACCCATAGTAAAAAAGACCTTGCATAATTGGTGCGCAGATCCGGGCAGCATTAGACTTCGACAGCTAATGAATCTTAGCCATGTGATGCAAATACCACTTTGCGAAGTAATCGATTCCATAACCATTAAACACGAAGGAGATGAATAAAAGAAGAACCACAGAACTACCCACACGTAGTGATATTCTATATATCATGAAGAACTTTGACCACATGAGTTTCGAACAGATGCGCAAAGACCTGAATGTGACCAATGGCAAACTGATTAATTGGTGCAAGCTGGTATTCAGCAATGACGATAAGGAAAAAAGGTGGCGCGAAATTGAGCAGAACCTAAACAACTTAGAATTTCATGAAGAATTCACCGACTCAATGCAGAGCGAATACGATGTGCATGACATCAAACGTGTAGGTGACAAACGCTACTATACGGTTAAGCGCAAGATTGTGAATGAATACCGTATGTGTTACATGGTTACACTTAACTATACCACCAATGTGTTAGTGCGCTTTGATATTCCTGTCGAACGCAACAGCATAAAGTATTGCCCGGTTGCACTTGGCTGCGACTATGAAGTGCATTCGGTTGGCGGTTGGGAGTATTCGTACCTTGAAAGGCATCTACCTGTGGTTACCATTCAGGCAGATGAAGACTACGTTGGCAAGTTTTGGTTAGCAATGTCAAACATGTTACCAGCATGAAGCATGACGAAAGCAAGATGCAGCAGCGTTGCGTTGAATGGTTCCGCTATTCATTCCCACGTACATTGATTGCATCATTCCCAAACGGTGTGTTCATTGGTGGTACACCAGTGCAACGTGCTAAGCGGTGGAACATCTTGAAAGCAGAAGGAGCAATGCCCGGTATGCCCGACCTAATGGTTTGCATGGCATCAGGTCCATACCATGCTCTGTTTGTTGAGATGAAAACCGAAAAGGGTAAGCTATCCGACACACAAAAAATCGTTCACGCGCAGCTTATCAATGCAGGTTACTGCGTTAAAGTCTGCAGATCATTCGAAGAATTCACACAAACAATTAAAACATACTTAGAAAAATGAGAAAAAGCACAAAGGAAAAGTATTACGACTTCATGATGGAGTTATATACAGCAAAGGAGTTTGATGTTAAAGATATGCAGCGCAAGTACCGTATTGGTTCGCGTGTGGTTACGCTGATGCGCGAAGCTAAAATGATTAAGCGCGAAGGTGACGTGACCAAGTGGATAGGCAATGCACCCACACAAGCCATTGTGAATTCAATGGTGAAGGAATGCCTTAAGCAATCGCGTATTGACCAAGCGCAAAGTAAAGCTGGTATGCAGCAAATGACTATTGCACCTGTTCGCAAAGCACCTACACCCACACCAATACCGGTTGTGCATGAAGCTGAATGCGACAACAGTAATAGCAAGATGCTATTGATTATGGCTGTTGGTGCTGTAATCGGATTCATGATTGCAACTGCAATTTGGAAGTAACATGAAATACGAAATAAAATATATTGGTGAATGTGACCATTTAGAAAATTTCACCAATAAAGTATACCATGCACGTTGTAAGAAAAGGTATTTCAAAGTATTCAATCCTGAATTAGGCGATACCTATCAAATAGCTTTTTGCAATGATTCATTGAAATTACATATGCAACAAGAGTTTGCGCACAAGCTAATTTATTTTTCAAGTCAATGCCAATATGAAATTGAAAATTTAATTGTACGTGCACTTAATTTACATCGTTATCACTTTATGCGTAGCAAGACTAATGCAGTTATAAGAGATGCTTGGATTACAATATGCGAAAGACCATATACCCTAATACAGGTTCCTTTTAAAACTTGTATAGAATGGTATCTACAAAATAGAAGTTTCCAACTTTGGGACGCTATGCAACAGCCGCTAAATGATTTTATACGAGAAAAACAACGCTACAAAAAGTACAAAGGTTTGTGCGAAAAATTACAGCACATGATAAGACAAGTGCCGCGAAAAGAATACGATGAACGCGAGCCAGCAATCAATGACATTTTACTACTAATCTTAAAAATTATATACAATGAAACCAATCAACAACAAGTCACTGCTGCACTTCATATTCGATACGATGGAGAAACTCGACCAGCAAACCGTGTCGGTAGACGTAGCAAAAGCACAAGCACATTTAGCGAAGCAAGCTAACAATTCATTGAAGTATGAAATTGAGCGCACGCGATTGCTAATTGATTTAGATAAGCACCGGGCAGAAACTGGTAATGCTATCGACTTCCGTAATGCGGAAGGAAAGAACTTTGAATAATTTGGAAGTAAGTATAGTTTGACTATATTTGCAACGCAACCCAGTATGAAAAACATTTTAAATCCCATCACTACCGCATTGCCATAGCACTTTCGTGCGCTGGGTTGCCTTTGTGTGTAGTGGTGGGTATTTTATTCCAATGAAGAACAATGGTTACGACCTTTCCCGGAAGTGGTTTGACTTTGCCTTTGAGCATTCGGAAGTGAAGTGCCAGCATACTGCTTTGTTCATGTGGATCATTGAACTAAACAATCGACTTGGGTGGAAGGAGCAGTTTGGAATACCAACTAATGCAACAATGGAAAGTTTGCACATTGGCAACAAGCGCACCTATTTGGATGCACTTAGAGACTTAGCTAAATGGAATTTCATTCAAATCATCAGTGAATCTAAGAATCAGTATAGCAGCACAATAATATCAATATGCCGTAGCAAAAAAGCCACAGCATTGCATACGGCATTGGATACGGCATTGATACAGCACAGCAACGGCATTTTCATGGGAAGCGACTGTGCGCAAATGGATGAATAATGCATTTACATTTGAAAAAAATAAAAACCAAAATCAATATGGAAAACAACCAAATACAACAGCAAACAGCATTGCACAAGCTAACCAACTTCTCACCGAAGCAATCGCTATCAGTCGCGCACGCGATGCAGCAGGAAAAACTCAGTCTACTTCGGAAGGTTGACAAGGAACTAACCAAAGTCGCAGTCATGTCATTGCTTGCCCGGTGCGTGCAGCTGGTCAATGTGCAGAACACCATGAACAGCTTGCAGATTGAATTTTGCGCTGAGCAAATCATGGACAAGATGTGGATGTATTCACTTGAAGAACTGCAAATCATTTTTGATAACGGTGCCATTGGTAAGTACGGCACGTTGTTCAATCGTATTGATCCAGCTACGGTGCTCGCATGGTTTCCACTTTATGATCAAGAAAGGCAAGTTGTAAGTGATGCAATCAATGAAAGTAAGAAGCAGCAGAACAACATATACGAAATGTTCCAGCATCCGCAAATCATGGATGCGATGCAACAGGCAGCGGATAAGTTAAGCATCAAAGAAGAACCGGTGCGCGAAGTAAAAAGGGAAAAACCTGCGCAGATTGAGATTGCACTCATGCGCGAATACGATGCGCTGCCACAATGGGACAACGACATGCGCTTCCGGGTGTACAAAAACAAGCCGTATCAGTTTACGGAATACAGGCAGGAACGTTATAAGGAACTAATTGAAACGCAAAATGAATACTGATATGAAAAAGCAAACAGCAGTAGAGTGGTACGAAAATGAAATCAATATTTTAATTGAAAAATATGAAAATCAAGAAATTTCAAAAAGTGATTTTATAGTGATGAAGCATAATCTTTTTTATCCTGCGAAAGCAATGGAGAAGGAGCAGATTGTTGATGCTTATAATTCTGCAAGAAATGACCATCACCAAATGTATTTTGCAGAAGAATACTACAACGAAACATACGGAGGTGACAAATGAAGTATTGTACTGAGTGTAAAGAAAGAGTCGCAAACCATAATATTTATAAGTGGTGGGAAACGCCAAGTCATAGACATTTATGCTGTAGCTGCTATGTACATGAAGGTAATGTACCAAGTACATGGCATCCATTATGCATGAGTACATATAAAAAAATAAAAAAAGAAGATGACAAATGAAGTACGATCAACAGAAAGAAGTCGAGCTGCTACGGAAGTTGTTTGTGTTGACAGCACGCAGGAGTATGCGCCCTGCAATGAGCGATAATCTAACAATGCGTCTTATCTTTGAAGAATTACATTTGCTAACTGATAAAGACGAATACAAGTTATGACTATCGGTGAACTGTGGGATGCATTGGCACAATACCCGGATGAAACAGAAGTGTACATCGGGTATATTGATGGGCACAGCATCCAGCAACTAAACTTTGATGTAGTAATAACAACAGAGTTTGGCGGCAAGAAGACAGTATCACTGATGTACGAAGACATCAACATCATAAATAATTAAATACAATGAGCAATTACCAAATGCAAGAAGGGCAGTTCACCCTATTCAAGAACAACAAGACAACCAACAACGCACCTGAATACACAGGTGAAATCATGGTGAATGGAAAGAAGATGCGACTGGCTGCATGGGTTAAGGAAGGCAAGAGCGGCAAATTCTTTTCTGGTAAAATGAGTGAGCCAATCGTAAAACGTGACGAACAACAAGACGAACCATCAGGAGATTTACCATTCTAATGAACCTGCCTATCCTACCTGAAGACAAAGCTAACCATGCGCTGTATGGCTTAGTCATTTATGCACTTTCTGCATCTTTGTTCGCTCCACCTTTTGCGATGGTGGCTGTGTTTGCCTGCGCGATAAGTAAAGAATTGTACGATTCTGTGCTGAAGGAAAAAGCGTTTAGCAATGCAGACATGATAGCCACACTGTGCGGTGGTTTGGTTGGAATGTACATCGGTTTGTTTACATGATAGAATACCTGCCTAAACAGAAGGAAGCATTGCGTGTGCTGGGTAACTCACACCCGGCACGTGTTGTGCTTTTCGGTGGTGCGGCAGGGGGCTCAAAATCTTTTATCGGTTGTGCATGGCAAATAAGCCGCAGGTTTAAATATCCGGGTACACGCGGTTTGATAGGTAGAAGTAAACTCGATACGCTAAAGAAGACCACGTTAAAGACATTCTTTGAAGTAGCGCACATGTTAGGACTTGCACCGAATGAGCACTACACAATCAACAATCAAACGCACGTTATTACTTTTGCTAATGGCAGCGAAATAATCTTAAAGGATTTGTTTGCCTATCCAAGTGATCCTGAATTTCACTCATTAGGTGGTTTGGAATTGACAGATGCGTATGTGGATGAAGCTGCGCAGGTAAGTAAACGAGCAATAGACATTCTTCAGTCGCGCATTCGTTTTAAGCTACGCGAATTTGATTTGCCGCCCAAGATGCTACTCACTTGCAATCCGTCCAAAGGTTGGCTTTACAATGAGTTTTATGCACCGCATAAGATGGACAACCTGCCACAGCATCTTGCATTCATTCCATCGCTGCCAACAGACAACCCACATCTACCTGAAAGCTACATCGAAACGTTGGAACGTTTGCCCGAAATAGACAGGCGAAGACTATTGTATGGTGATTGGGAATATGACGAAAGCGTAGATAACCTATATCAGTATGACGATTTAGTGCGTTGCTTCCGGGATGAAGAAGCAAAAGGTGAAAAGTATATAAGTGCCGATATTGCGCGACTTGGAAAAGACCGTAGTGTCATTTGCGTGTGGCATGGATTGCACCTGATTGAGATTCACGAACTGCGAAAGCAACCTATCACAACAGTAGTCACTACCATTCGCCAGCTATGTGATAGGCATGGCATCAAATTGAGTAATGTGATCTGTGATGAAGATGGGGTCGGAGGGGGTGCGGTCGATGCGCTCCGTTGCAGGGGCTTTCTTAATGGTGGTCGTGCTAAGCAAGCAGATAAGTTTACCAATCAAAAAGCAGAATGCTACTTTAAGCTTGCGGAGTTAATAGAGCAGAACAAAGTAATCTTTAAAGTGAATCAGTTTCGGGATGTAATTGTGCAGGAACTGGACATGATACGCAGGCGGCAACCGGAAGCCGATGGCAAACTCGCTGTGATAAGCAAAGATGAAATAGCCAGGATGCATGGCAAGTCACCTGACTATGCAGATGCTATCATGATGCGCATGTATTTCGAACTTTTCCCGAATTACGGCAGCTATTCTTGGGCATAGCTGTTCTCAATTTTAACAATTTTTAACAAGGTAGGTGTAAGTATTTATACTATCATTGCACCATCAATAACAAAAAACAACAACATGAAAGCAAGTAAAGTAATCAAGTACATCGTATGGGGGTTCCAGCAAATGCTTAACGCTGCACCTGATAAGGAAGGCATCGAAAAAACACCCGATGGCAAAGCCGTTACGCTGGTAGTTAGTCACGTTGAAACCACACTTGACGAAATGTTCTTTGGGCATTGGCGCACTGAGAATTTTAAATGGGAACGCATGGCGAATGAAGTAGTCGGCTCACTTGACTTGGTAGTGATTCATCCGATAACCGGGTATGAGTTACGCAGAACAGGTGCAGCATCCATTGTAATCATGGTGGACAAAGTGCCGAGCCACATTGCCGCAGATCCAATAGAACGCAATAGGTGGGCATTAAACGCAGATAAT